CTAACAATCAATAGACAAGAGCAAGATACAGACGGAACATTCGGAGTAATACTGGTCAACGGTAAAGTATGCTGTCTAAGCCTTGAGCCTATCATCCCGATACCAGCAGGAACATACGAGGCTATAGCGTTTGATTCTCCAAACTTAGGGGATAAGACCTTTAAGCTATCAGAAGTACCCTGGCATACAGACATAACAATCCATATAGGCAACTCTATAACTGACACCAAACTTTGTGTCCTCACAGGTTCTTATGTTGCAGACGTATACGATAAAACAATAAAGGCTACTAGACGAGGGGTACTTGAAAGCAAGAGAGCATTTAAGAGACTAATGAATATATTAAAAGATGAAGATAACATAGTAGTGGAGATAATACCATGCAGATAATATATAAAAAGAACTATGTAGACAGAATGGGCTTCTTCATAGCCGGAACAGGCATAGGAGGTGTAATAGGTTATGTTATATCGATACTACTGCACTAACGAAAGAAAGGAGTTCTATATAAGCCACAGAGTAAACGAACCTTTAAAAGCCTGTCCTCATTGCATGGGTAAAGTAGAGAAGTTGATACCAGATAGCATAGGAATAAGCTTCAAAGGTTCTGGCTTCGCTTGCAACGATTTGACGAATAAAAATAAATAAGTATGATAGATAAAGGAGACAACATGAAAGAATACAAAATAAAAGAAGAAACAGTCAACAATATAGCAGGGTACTTAGGAAGATGTCAGTACACCGATGTAGCAGGATTAATCAACGAACTTAGTAAGATAGAGGAAATCAAACCAGAGGTAATACCAGAAAAGAAAAAGTAGATGGATTAATAAATGGATGAAGAAAGAGACAACTATAACAAGATTAAAGATTTAAGAGACGAGATAAACGATATGAGAATAAACGTCTTAGGCAACATAAACTTTAGGCTAATAAAGAACGAAGAATTAGCAAGAGGACTAGACGAACGACTTAAAATATTTGTACCTAAAAGGAATAGCGAATAATGACCCTAAATACAGAACAGACTGTTAGAAAATTAGAAGAAGGATTTGAGATGGGGTTTACAGACATAGAAGCCTGTCTACATGCGGGTTGTAGCCGAACATGGTTGCACGATTACATAAAAGAACACCAATCATTTTCTAACAGAAAAGAGGAATTAAAGGAATCAGTTAAAATCCACGCTAAGAGAAACATAGTAAACAGCATCAGGAATGATAAGAACAAGGAAGATAGTAAATGGTACTTAGAGCGTAAGGCTAAAGAAGAATTTAGCACACAACAGAATGTTAAACAAACCAGCGTAAAGCTAACGAGGAAAGACTTGTCCAAGCTAACCGATAAAGAGTTGAAGACAATGGCAGACATAGAGAAGAAGATAACGAGTGGATGAATACTCAGCAGAGCTATCAAAACGTCATTTAATAAACTTCATTGAGAACACTAAAGAAACCTATAAGACCCAATGGTATCATAAATATATATGTAACAAGATAGACGAGTTCTTATACGGTGATTCAGATAGGCTTATGATATTCCTCCCGCCTCAACATGGAAAGTCTGAGATAAGTTCTAGGAGACTACCTGCACAATACATAGGCAATAATCCAGATCATAACATAGCACTCATTACTTATAACCAATCTTTCGCATCAAAGTTCAATAGAGAGATACAGCGTATCATGTCCGAAAAGGAATACAACGACATCTTTGATATAAGGCTACCTGGCAAGAACGAGAACTATGTATGTAACAATACTGATATAGAAATCCCTGGACACTTAGGCTCTATCAAGACAGTCGGGGTAGGTGGTGCATTAACTGGCAACAAGGTAGACCTATTAATAATCGATGACGTATACAAAGATGCTATGCAAGCCTGGTCTCCTGTTGAAAGACAGAATGTTATTAACTGGTACTCAACCGTAGCAGAAACAAGGCTACACAACGGAAGCAAGATACTGATAGTCTTTACTCGGTGGCATGAAGAAGATTTAGGTGGTTACTTATTAAAGAGTGAACCTGATAGTTGGGACGTTATCTCTATACCTGCAATACTTGAGAAAGAAGCACAGCGAACAGAGGCAGACAAAAGGAATACAGGCGAGGCACTATGGGAGAAGCTACATTCTATAACTAAGCTAAATAAGATCAAGAACAAAGACAAGGTAGTCTTTTATAGTCTGTACCAACAAGACCCAAGACCAACAGAGGGATTACTATATAAACCATTCAAGACACACGAAGCTATAGAGTTCGGATACGTTAAATGTAAAGTAGATGTTGCAGACAGCGGAACAGATAACTTATGTGCTATAGCCTATGAGACAGACGGGAACTATGCGTATGTTAAAGACGTATTCTATACAGCAGAAGGGCATAGAGAATCAAAGATTAAGTTAGTAGACTTCCTCAACCTTAATAACGTACAAGAGGCAGAATTTGAAAGCAATAATCAAGGTAATATCTATGCTGATGATATACAAGACTTATGTACTGGATTAGATTTATACATAACAATAAATAAGACGTGGCAGTCTAAGAACAAGGAAGCAAGGATATTGGGTGCAGCAAGCGTGGTCAACGAAAAGATACTAATGCCTAAAGATTGGGCTAACAAGTACCCTGAGTTCTATTACGATGTGGCAAGGTTTAGACGTATGTTTAAGTCTAACACGCATGATGATGCACCTGATACATTAACATCTATTGCTGAAGAAATAACACAGGGAGCTATGGGCATAAGTTTTATCTAGTCTCCGACTGGTGGAGCAAGTAGACTCAGCCCAATGATAGCAAGGACTTATTTTTTTATGTAATTCAGCATAATCCTCTTATTTTGTAGAAATCTCTAAAAATGCTAATATGTTTATATGGGTATACTCGACAAAGCCTTAAACGTAATGGGCTTACAAAAGAAATCAATTTCAACAAACGACCCATACCTAGCTATACTCATGGGAGGCTCTACAGGACAAGTAAGCCAACCCTATAAGCGTGTTCCTTCTGTATACCAAGCAATCAAAGCAATCTCTGACAACATATCGTTAGCACCTATCACTATTGTTACCAACGATGAGGACGAGAAACCCTCAGAGGATGCTAAAGCTAAAGACTTATTGAAGCTATTCGATAACGTATTAGACCAGAGTGGGGCAAGACTAACACAAACTGAGTTCATGCAATGGATAAGCGGATACCAAGCAGTAAAAGGTGAATCTTTCTTAATGAAGGGTGCTAAGAATGCAGGACAGTTAGCAGTAACAGTCCTACCAGAGAACTTAGTATTAGTTAGTCCATACAACGTGGACGAGGTAACAACAACACAAGACAAGAGACAAGTAGTAACAGGATGGAAGGTAGACAACACACCTGTATCATTCGAGCAGATGATACAAGTTAAAGACTTCAACCCATACAGTTTAATAAGAGGGCTTGACCCTATGGATGTTATTAATGACCAACTCAAGATTGAGACATTCGGTAGCGAGACACAAGCTGCAGTCCTTGAGAACGATTCAACCCCAGGACTAATACTTGAAAGTGAGCGTCAGATAACACCTAAAGATAGAGACGAGATGAAGCGTGGAGTTGATGCTAGACACCAAGGTTCTAAGAAGTCAGGTAAACTCATGTTGCTTAGTGGAGGCATGAAAGCCAACAGGCTCAGTTTCAGTAACGCTGATATGCAGTTCATCGATATGATTAAGCATGTTGACTCAAAGATTATCGGGATGTGGCGTGTACCTAAAGCTATGTTCGGATTAACTGACGATATAAACTACGCTACCTTCATGGGGCAGTTGAAAGTATTCTGGTCTATGACCCTTATCCCTATGCTGAAGAAGTTCGAGAACTCATTCAATAAAGAGATCGTTTCACCTTACACAGCCAACAGATTGAAGCTAAAGTTTGACCTATCAAACATTGATGCATTACAAGACAACATAAACGATTACGCTGAGTCTATAACTAAGATGCAAGCAGTAGGGTTCACACGTAATGAACTTAATGCTAGATACGAACTAGGCTTCGAAGATAACACAGAATGGGGAGACAAGTTCTTCCAACCCTGGACTATGGTTGAAGCAGGAAGCGAACCTATAGCGACAACAAACCCACAGACTGATACAGAGAAAAGCGTAAAAAAAAAAGCTATAGATGATGTAATAGAGATTCATGGTAGGACGTACACTAAAGCACAAGTCCAATTCTTAAAGAACTTTAACCATTTACACGACAGCATACATGTCCGGTTCACATCTTCGTTACGTAAATACTTTAACGGATTACGAAAGCGTGTCCTTGATGCGTTCGATGATATAGGACTAAAGACAGTCAATAAGCAAGTAGAAATAAATATAGGGTGGACTAAAGAAGAAGAACTATTAATAGAAGCGTCCACTCCTTACGAACGAGAAGCAATGGAGCAAGGTGTTAAAGTTGGCACAGGAGCAACAGGAGTCAAGCCAAGCGAACACTTAAAATATAATATAAGTGCAGCCACTAAGCAGAGACTAAACTTTATGAGCAAAGAGATAACTAATACAACAAAGAAAAGAATCAATGACACTATAAACACATCAGTTGATTTAGGGGATAGCGTAGAAGAAATCAAACGTAAACTTAAAGACAGCTTCAACCTTACTGACAACAGAGCAGCTAATATTGCAAGAACAGAGATAACAAGCCAATTAAACGGTGGACTACTTCTTCAATATGATGACGTAGGAGTTGAATACAAAGAATGGTTGACCAACATAGACGGATACGAGAGAGATGCACACCATGTAGCTAACCACCAAGTAGTAAGAACAGACCAGCCTTTCTTAGTAGGCGGGGAATCTCTGATGTATCCTGGTTCTATCGAGGGGAGTGCTGGAAACGTAATTAATTGTCGCTGTTCAGTATTACCTGCATTAAAGGAATAGATCATGGGTAAAATAGGAAACTTTGCGTTACGAGACGACAACCAAGTAAGAGGCTTAATCGATGGCGTTGATACAATGGTTGTTAAGACGCTAAACATAGACAAAGATGGCAACTCTACAAGTGTCAACGATTTACAGCTAACGATAGAGACAAGCCAGCAGGATTTATTAGAAGGAATCTTTGAACAATTAAAGATATTAAATATGCACATGAGTTTTATAACTGATGAAAATATAGAGGAGGTTGAATAATGAAAATACAAGGTGGTACAGGAAACTGTAAATGGGCAGAGGTTGATGACAAGAATAGGCTGAGAGCTTATGCAGTAATAGAAGACGAACCGACATATATAAATAGAGTTGAAAAGGAAATGTATTCAGCACCAGGAGCAGCTTTAGTCGCAGCAACAGGTGGAAACTATATTGTTTATCTAAAGAATACTAGCACGACTAAGGATTTAGTTGTCGTAACATTTAAGCATAGATGTGCGGGAGCAGATGGTTCTATGTCAATTTACTTGAATGTAACAGGCACACCAGGGGGGACTTTAACAACACTAACACCCGGGAATAGAAACGCTGGCTCAAAGAATAAAGCTGACGTTACATTTTATCAAAGTCCAGAGATAACAGGCTTAACAGGTGGAGATAAGGTTGGTGCTGTATTCGGTAAAGATGGAGAAGAATTTGAATTATTAAAACCATGCAGTGGTTGGATATTACCACCTAATGCGACACTCGCAGTCAAAGGTGATAACGCTACAGCTACACATTATGGTGGTATGGCATTTTATTTTAGAGACAAACAATAAAGGAGGCAGACTATGGGATTCACAATAAAGGGTTCAGGTGACGGAAAAGAAGTAATAGTAAATAGTGATAACAGATTAATTACCTCGTCTGTATCAGACAGCAGAGAGCATCACATCAACCATCAAGATGGGCAAGCATATAATGTATTATTTAAGCAATCGATAACAGCAGCAGATGACGTTATGTTTTATATGAAGAATACGTCTGAGACAGATATGACGGTAGAGGGATTCAATCTAGGGTTCATTAATGCCGCAGCAGTTGATTTAGAGTTTTATATAAAGATCGGTTGTTCTGGAACGAGAAACGGTGCAAATGATGTAGTGCCAGCAAACCTTAACGCAGGTAGTGGTAATATCGCTACAGGTGATTTTGAGTACGGTGCAGACTTGGACGGTGGGGCAGCTACATTATCAGGTGGCACAGAGATAGAAAGATACGTGTTTGCTAACGTACAAGATAGAGAATCAAGTTTTATTAACTTTGAGCAGGATGTGCTAATCACAAAGAATCAGACTTTAAGTATGTGGGCTACAGATGCAACAGCGATTTATTATGTAACCATACCTTTTAATTATCATGGAATAGATGTTTAAAAATGACATTAGGATTTAAAATTACTGACCCAAACACTAACCTTGAAGCGGAGGTTATTGAGAATTGTGATAATAATGCTTTAGTAGTAGCAACGTGTGAATTAAAGAGTTACACAAACAAATTGAAATTTTTTGTTAACGATACATATGGGGTAGACATGAATCAAGATGCTGCCTTTGGTGGCACTCCTGAGATTGTACATGATGGCGTTGATTTAACTAAATGGACTGCAACAGATATTGTAGGCGGTGGCAAAACTACCTTCGATAACTCAGAGCATACCTATGAAGCTATAGTAACTATTGTTACTGCGAACAATTGTGCTGGTGTCGTGCATACACTTATTGTAAGCGGAACAACATATACTATCACAGAGGGTATTGATTGGTCATTAGCCGCAGGAGATAATGATGCAACTGCCACAGCGTTAGCAGCTTATATAGATACATTAGTAGGAGTTAGTGCTTCCGCTACATTAGCAGTAGTAACAGTATTGGCATCCACAGGATTTGATATAACAGACCTTAGTTCAGATGATGCTACAAACGCACCTGCCTCTGCTCAATCAGTTAAAGTAGCTAACTCACCTGTTGGAGATGTGTTTCAATTCGATAAAGGTTCTGATTTAGATTGTACATCATATAAAGCTGTCACAATTTGGGCTTATGTAGATAAGGATTGGAAACTTGGAGACACCATACAACTATATGGATATGATACAGGAGCAGCAGCACAATTGGGAGTTCCTGTTGATTTAAGTAATTATTTTAATTATACGAACACTAAAGTATGGCAAAAGATAGTTATTCCGTTAACAGATATGGAAATAGAAGAAGAAACAACTTTAGACGCTTTAAGAGTGCGTATCTTAGCAGCAGAAAGGAAAAGCCCGAAGTTCTATTTAGATAGTATACAGTTTGAGCAATCAGGGGAAACGATAGAGTTTACTATAGAGCCAGCAAGAGGAACTTGGCTTTATGTAGACAGAATGATGATTCAATACGCTGATGCCTACGCAGGAACATTAGCAGATGGGACAATGCCTAGTATTCCTTATAATGGCTTCTTTGATGTTGATTCCTTAGATGGAGGATTATTATATAGACGGATAAATAATGGTGAAATATTAAATAGTTACGCAATAAAACAACATTCTGACTTAATGAACTTTAGCAATGCAACGATAAGCGGATGCGGTTCTGATGGAACTAATTCATGGGTTAGCGTAAAGATAGATTTTGCTAGTCCAGTATTACTTAAAGCTAAAGATGAGGATAAGTTAAGTATCTCATTAAATGATGATTTAAGCGGATTAGAATTACTAAGAGTTAGTGTTGGATGCAGAGAAGAAGCAAGATAAAAAGGAGATGATATAAATGGCTAAAATAATAAGAAAGCTAGATACAGGAGAAGAAGTAAAAGGGTTCGAGTTAGATTCGGAGATGAAGCTAGAGTTTGACTTCGAGGGTAAAGCCTTAAAGGATGACGAAATAGAGATGATCGGTTCAACTGGTGCAATAGATAGAGACGGTGAAGTCATTAACCCTAAAGGTATAGACTTGAAAGCCTTTAAGAAGAATCCAGTTATACTTGCACAACATATGTATTCACGACCAGCAATAGGGAAAGCTACCAGAATCAAGGTAACAGATGGAAAGCTAATGTTTAAGATACAGTTCCCAGAAGAAGGGGTTAACCCTGAAGCTGACGTTTACCGTAAGTTATACAAATCAGGTTTTATGAATGCCTCATCTATCGGGTTCGTACCTAAAGAGTGGACAGATGGAGACGGTAAGAAAGCACCATACAGAACTTATGACAAATCAGAGTTACTAGAGTTAAGCCTTGTAAGCGTTCCAGCTAATAGTGAAGCGTTGCTAACGACTAGAAGTGCAGTAACAAAAGGAATCATAACGGAGGACGAAGCTAAGTTGATTGAGCCTGAAGAAAAGCAAGAAAAGAATGCAGACATTAATTACATAGTTAGTTCAGAGCATGAGCTTATACATAACACATTGAATAGCAACATTAAAGCTATGACAGACAAACTTATATTTATTGAGGGCTTCATATCTGGTTTACAAAAGACAGTTGAAGTAGAGACACAAAAGAGTTATATCGCTGACTTGCTTAGTGGTCGTGCGCCCAAAGGGACTGAAAACGATACTGAAAGCAACGATGTTAAAGATGTAAAAAATATATTCGGAAAGGATTAATCATGGAAAAAGAAATACAAGAAGTATTAGAGAAAGGTATTGGAGACATTAATACAAAGATAGACGATCAAACCAAGAAGGTTGACGAGCTAGTTACAGAGAATACGGAGCTTAAAAGCAAAGTGTCTGCACTAGAAGCAAGACCTATAGAATCAAAGGGAGTAAACATTATCATCCCTAAGTATTACAAAGGAAGAAAGATGCACAAACAGTTCGAGGAAGGTCGAGAAATAGTAAAGGACGATGTAATGGCAGATGTTATTACAAGAACCGTTATCGATTTAGCAGAAGCAGGACGCAGGAAACAGCAAATAGATTTCAGGGCTACAGCAGAAGGACACTTAAAGGCTATCGCACCAAACAACGAAACAGGCGCACAATCAGGTGGGAACTTAGTTCTTGATGAGTTCGATGACGTTATAACTCAGATAGCTCGTAACAACTCTGTTATGATTCCTTTAGTTGATAACATCTCAGTAGGACAAACTGATACATTACAGATCAATTCACAAAGTAGAAGTCCTATTCTAAGTTGGGATTCTGAAGGCACAGTAACCGCTACATCAGCATCTTATGGTAGAGATTCAATTGCTATCAAAAGACTAAGTGGTTATCTTGCTATATCTAACGAACTATTAGCAGATAACGTTTTCGACATAGTTGGGGATATAACTTCCCAATTTGGATATGGGGTCGGGCAAGAAATGGATAAACAGATCCTCAGCGGAAGTGGGACTCCTGTTTCTGGTGTTACTACAGCAGCAGCGGGTTACTCTGTTGTACTATCTGGAGCAGGAAGCGAAAGTTTCTCAAGTGTTACAGGTACAGATTACTCACTAGCTATAGCCCGGCTAACAACTATGGATAGTGCTAATGCTCAATGGGTATTAGGTGTATTAGCTGCTCATTATGTTAGGACATTGAAAGATAGTAATGACGCATGGATTTATCAGCAAATGTCAGGAGCAGTATCAGATCAAATCTGGGGCAGACCGCTGCACGTTGCAAACAACATCACATCAACTGATGCAGACGATACCGCTTTTGCAGTATTTGCAGATTGGAGTAAGTTTATTGTTGCTAACAGAATGGGTAACTTAGAATTAATGGTTGACCCATACTCTGATAGCGTGAGCTACAACACAAGATTTATATATGCTACTCGTAAAGGATTAGGATACAGACGTTCAGATGCGTTCTGCCGTCTTATGACAGGCGCATAGCTGTAGTTAGTTAAAACTAAGGGAAGGGCGTCGTTTGACGTCCTTTTCTTTTTAAGTATAATAAGAATATGCAAAAGAACATAAAGAACAAAGCAATCCAGAAACCAATCCAAGACAAGAAAGCTAAAATTCACACCTGCATCTGTGGCTACGAGACAACTCTGCCAGAGACTAGAAAGAAATCCTGCTGGAAATGTGGAAGATTACTTAACTAATTGGATAGTATAAACTGGTTATCACCTGAGTTCGTAGGAGTATCTAATACTCTAGGTTACTCACATCATAACAGAAAGATGATTGAGCATGTAAGAAAGCTCATGGTTGTTGATGACCGCAAGTCTGATTACTGTTTCCAGATCATGTCAGCAGATAACTACACAAACATTCCAGGCAAAATTAATATACTGTTCACAATGTGGGAATTTATCGATGTACCAGAAGCCTATAAGAAGATACTAGATGTAGCAGATTATATTGTAGTACCTTGTGAGTTTTGCAAAGAGATCTTCCAACCTTACACAAAGGGTAAAATATATGTATGCGGTGAAGGAATCGAACCAGAGGACTACCCATTCTATCAACGTAAAGAGCCAGATTATGCTCATGGTGAACGCTTTCGAGTCTATTGGGCAGGTGCGCCAAACCCTAGAAAGGGATTCCCGTACATGATGGAGTTAATAAAGCAAATAGAAGGTAGACCTGAAATAGAAGTGTACTTAAAAACAACGATGCTCAAACAATCACCTGCTGAGAAGATGCAGCAAGCACAGGATAAAATAGACTCTGGAAGTTTTGGAGGTAAAGCATTAGCAACATTAAAGTTGTTAGCTAGTGGTCAAAGCATAGGAGATTGGGAACGCTATTTTAAAGTTGGTGCATTAATGACTTACGGAAAGCATAAGAACATAATATTTGATACTAGATTTGTACCGTATAAAGAACTAAGAAAGCTATATAATAAAGCTCATGTCTTTGCGTTCCCATCAGCAGGGGAAGGGTGGGGATTAATGGGCAACGAAGCTCTAGGAACTGGTTGTCCGATGATTGCACCAATGCATACAGGGATTAAGGATTACTTCGATGCTACAGTAGGCTATTCACTACCATTTGATGTAACGTGGAGAGATTGCACAACGTACAAGATGAAAGCAAGAACTTACAATCCATTCGTTGATGAGTTTTGTAAGCTAGTCTTTCATGTTAAAGATAATTACAGAGAAGCATTAGAGAGAGGCAAGAAAGGCAGCAAACGAGTTCATAAATACCATACATGGGAACGGAAAGCATATAAACTTAAAGCTATATTCGATAAGATAGAGAAGGTTGAGAACCAAAGAGAGCAGGTTGTCTTTAGCGAAGGAGAGCCGATACTATCTATATGTGTACCGACTTATAATATGTCTTATTCATTAGCAGCGTTACTGCATGGGGTAGGTAGGCAGATAACAAACGAGAACAATAGCTTAGTTGAGTTATGTGTATCAGATAACTGCTCTGAGGATGATACGAAAGACCTAGTGGAGAAGTTTAGGGATAACGCTACATTTAAGGTTAAGTATTACAGATCAGAAGTGAACGAGGGATTTGACGCTAACATGCAGAAGGTTGCAAGCATGGCAACAGGTGAGTATATATGGTTCGTTGGTGCTGATGATGACTTAGTGCGAGGCTCTATTGATAGTATGCTTGAGCAGATAAAGAAACAATCAGATATATATGTCTGCAACAGAATAGAGTGTGATTACAAAATGGCTGCCATAGGTCGTAGAGAATGGAGAAACGATTGTCCAACTCAGACCTTTGACTTAGAGAAAGAACGTGTCGACTATATCAAAGAATGTACTTCTATAGGTGGTTTATTTAGCTACATAGGCTCTTTATGTATCAAGCGAATACTATGGGATAAGATAGACTATAAAGATGCTTGGTTAGGACACACTTATGTTCATGTCTTTAAAGCATTTATAATCTTTATGACTGCCAAAACTTTAACATATATCAAAGACCAGTACGTCTATTGCAAGATACAGAATACTGTTGCGGTACTAGACGAGAAGAACAACAAAGAGATGACAACAGATAACAGAATCCTGCAAGACTTGGAAGCCTACGAGTTAGCGATAAAGGATTTGCCAGAAGATATATTTAACGCTTGCTGTAAGGTTATGCAGAGGGAAAGACCGAAAGAGCAGCTAGACTTATTTCCTGACAATAAAGATATACAGGATTATTTGAAGTATTTTAAATATTAAAGGCTTCTATATTATTTATCTCTTTCTTCTATATATACTCTTTGGTGAGAGTTTAAAAACCAGCCGAAAACAAGTCCCAAATATACCCCCCTACCCCCCATTGCTCTGGGAAAGAAGAAGGATAACTTGGGAATCGGTGGTTGATACTCTTCGGAGCCGAGCCATCAAACCAAAGCACGTGAACAAGTCCCTTAGAAGACACATGCTTATGCCGAGATTATACAAAACCACATATTTAGTGTATAGTAGAATTGTTTTTATCTAGTTCTATCTTACACTATTTTAGGAATAATCCGAAATAGGCAACAAGACGGAATGGTATTAAGCCTCGGAGAAATCTGGGGCTTTTTATTTCCCTTATTCCCATAGAAAATTCTACCACTAAGCAAAGCTAACAGTATCAATAAAAAACATATTCCCATAGAAATTTCCATAGAAAAATAACCCTTATTTTGTCCAATTTCTTAAAAATGTTATTATTAAAATAACAATAAGAAAAAGGATTAACACATGGCAATTACAAATGGATATGCAACGTCAGCACAGTTCCAATTAAGGACAGGGCTATCTAGCACCCAGCTAACAGACAAGTTATCGTTAATAGAGCTAGAGATAGAAAATAACTCAAGGATAATTGACCGAGTAACAGGAAACCTATTCTATTCTAAGATTTTAACAGACAGCAAGGCTATATACAACTTTGGTATTAATGCAGACGGTCTAAGAGTACAAGACGATGCAAGACGGTTATACTTCCCAGCAGATATACTTACACTAACAAGCGTTAAGTCTAACGATGAGGCTCTCGTAGCGAATACAGACTACTATCAAGGCACTAACTTTATAGAAGCAACAGGAAGTTTCACGACTAGCAGAGAGTACGGAGTTGTTATAACAGGTACTTGTGGATACACAGCAACCCCAGGAGATGTTAATGCAATCTGTTTAGCTATGACTGAGGTAACGACAGGTCTAGGAACTTACACGATGGTTGATAGTGCTGGCTCTAAGATAGAAGTAACAAGAGATAATATACCTGATTGGGTTTATGATCGACTCTATAACAGGGTGAGGTCAGATAATTGTGGTTAGTTTCTCTATTAAGAGTGATACCAAAGGTGTTGAGAGAATGCTTGCTCGATACGGACAGAAAGCAGTCAAGGAATACAAGAAAGCTGTAAACAATACTTCTATTGATAGCATCAACAAGCTAAAAGCTAACACTCCGCAAAGATCGGGTGGCAGAGGTGGATTAATCACTAAATGGTCATGGAAATTCAAAGACGAGTTAATCTCAGGCATAATCAATAATAGTCCATACATAAATATGGTTAATGATGGTTGGAGTAGAACAAGACCAATATATCCTATCCCACCAAAGAAGTTTCTTATGTTTGAAGTAGGGAAACGCAGGTCAGCAGTAAGTTCTAGGAGTACTTTATTTAATAGATACAAGGCAGCATCGGATAGCATGAAGGGCAAAGGCTTGAAAGGGTTAGCAAGAATGAAAGCTATCACAGCTAAATCTGGTGTCGTAATGACAAAGAAAGTAACCAAGCCAGCACACTTCAAAGGCTATCATTTTATAGAAAAAACTATTCCAGTAATAGAGAAACGGTTACTAACCGAGATAGCAAGAGCTAACGAAAGGATATTTGCAGCATGACAATAGGAGTATATAGCAATATATTAAACAGGGTAGCACAACGAATAGAAGATAAACAAACCACGTTATCTATCGACCATCTACAAGTAGGAGCTAAACCTGACAACATACAGGCGGGGGATACTTACGTTTTAATCAATTACGATAACCCTTTTATTTCTGAAGAATACGGGAGAGCAGTCCAGCAGAGAAACAAAGACGGAACAATGAACCTAGTTATATGGTGTCATGTACCATTAAATGATAGGGATAGCACAGACAAGATAGATAACCTATCTAATGTGGTCGATGGTGCGTTAGCTAATATTATTGATGACGAGGGATACTTTCTTGTAGGTAGCGAAGGTGTTCACAATGTAATACGGTTCATGGAAGGGATACTCGATGCAATCAACACACAACCAGACGAGACACTTAATGCGTCTATCGTTGATTCATCTTTAAGTATGGGAATGAGTATTGGGAACGTACAATCTCACGACAGCCATACAGATTTTGAAATATTTTTAAGCATAAGGTCTATACCGTTTACTATAAACAATAGACAACAAAACTAAGGAGGAATATAAAATGACATTTGTAAAAGGTAATCAAGGTTACGTGATGTTATCAGACAAACAGACAGCACTAACCACAAAGAAAGTACCAACATACACAGGAACAATTCAGGCAGGAGAGGATTTGAAGTTAGTAAAACCAGCGAAAACAGTTTTGGTAGATCGCATAAGAAACAATGTCGCACCTACAATCGTTCAGAAAGGAAACATCCATATAGAAGGAAGTCTTACATTCGACGATATGCCCGACGAAGCCTTTGGTATAAATCTCGCACTATTGTTAGGAAGCGGGAACACTTCAGCAGGTAACGCATCAAGTGGGTACACTCACACGCTTAATGCTTGGAGTACATGTTCAGACTATCCAACATCAGGTATCACTATTCAGAAAAGAGTAGGTGGCTGCGATACAACTATGCAAGTAGACAACATAGGTTGTTTTGTAAACAGTCTAGCTTACACAGTACCAGAAGAAGGCGTCTGTTCTTATGCTATAAACTATATGGGTGTATCAAGTTCATTTGCAGGAACATCAGCAGACCCAACGTATTCAACTAAGACACCGTTTGAGGGATACATGGCACAGCTTAAAATTGGTGCTACTATCGGAGCAGTCGCAGCGGTTAGCTTTAAGAGTTGTACTTTTACTATTAGCAACAACTTGCAAATCATTTCAGACCATAACGCATCGAACCAGTACCCATCAGCGATAATCCCTAATGCTAGAGCAATCGAGTTCAGCTTCGAGATTACGCAAGACAATAGCTTAACATTCTTTGATTACTTCAAGAACGATACAGAGAACGCTATACAGCTAATTATTACGCATCCATCTAATGCAGGAAGTTCAACAGGCGTTTACTCAAGGACATTTAACTTTTCTAAGGTTACATGGCTAGGAGACGAACCTACTTTAGATTCAGCAGACGTTTTGACCGGTTCTTACAACATGGTTGGATTATGGGACACAGCACTAGGCTATGACGTACAAGCTACCGTAGTTAATAGTCAGAGTGGAACGTATTCAGTTTAGTGATTAGAAAGCAAATATTAAAACTTATGGCTTGGGCTGTTGTGAAAGACAGTTCTTGCTATATGTTATTAAAGAAATGTATTAAGGAAAACAAAGTGATGGCTTACGAGTTAATAAAATCAGCTAGACTTAATGACGGATTAACAGACGTACAAAAGAAATACCTGAGGACTACTTATGCCAATTAATAAACAAATAGCGGAAGTAGAAGTCAGGGTTACTGGTGCAAAGAAAGCACAAACGGTATTACAAAGAGTTGGTGCTAGGTTTAAGTCCTTCGGAAAAGCGTTACTTAGAAGCAAGCTAAGCTGGGCAGCGTTAAGCGTAGCAGTAGTAGCAGCAGTCAGAGATTTTGCAGACTTTGAAATCAAGATGGTCAACGTTGGTAATCTAACAAAAGCTACAACAGACGAAGTTAAGAGCATGTCCGCAGCATTAATACAAATGTCGAGAACCATCCCTGTTAGTGCAAATGAGTTAGCAGACGCATTGTTTCAGGTTCAATCGGCTGGGATAGATGCTAGTAAGTCAATTAAGTTCTTGGAGCAGTCAGCAAAGTTAGCTAGAGCAGGATTAACAGACACTAAAACAGCAGTAGACGGTTTAACATCAATTATTAATGCTTACGGATTAGCAGCCGATGACGCTTCCAGAATCTCTGACATATTCTTTGCTGCACAGGTTGAAGGTAAAACAACGATAGCAGAGTTATCTAATAATATAGGTAGATTAGCACCAATAGCAAGAGCATCAGGTTTAGAAGTAGAAGAACTGTTTGCAGCAGTAACAACATTAACTAAGGGTGGTATCAGAACAGACGAAGCTGTAGTAGGTTTAAGAGGGGCAATTAATAGTCTTATAGCACCAACTACGGAAGCATCAGACTTAGCCGAGAAGCTAGGTATTAACTTATCAATCGCTGCTAACCAAGATGGATTGATCGGTGTTTTAAGAGACATACAAGAAGGAACTGGTGGAAACATAAAGTTAATATCAACACTAATTCCTAACGTAAGAGCTTTAACTGGTGTATTAAGTTTAGCTGGTGAGCAATACGATGACTTCGTAAAGGTAAACAAAACCCTACAAGATACTCTAGGTGATACAGACGAAGCATTTAAGACAACACAACGAACAGTAGACGCACAAATAAAGTTAATGAAAACCTCTTTATCTGGGTTCACTAAAACAGTTGTAGGAGAGATAGCAGCATTATATAACTCTATCCTTAATACTAACGCATATGCAGGTCTTGTTGACCAAGTAAGAATAGGCGAGAGGGAGATAACGAAGTTTTCTAAAGAAGAGGCAGAGCAAAAGATAACAGACGCAGAGGAAGCGATAGAGAAAGAGAAAGCATTAATAATAGAGCTAGAAATAGAGAAAGATAGACAACGTAGCAAGAAAACTAAAAAAGAAATCGATGCGAAAATTAAAGAACGAGAAGAACATATAAAGTCGGAAGAGTGGAGACTAGAATATTTTAAAGCAATATCTGAGAAGCATGACCAAATAGCAGAAGAAAATAAGCAAAAAGAAATCCAACGGTTAAAAGATATAGAGATAGCAAAAGCTAAAGCATTAGAGAAAGAGAAGCAAGACAAAATAAAAGCATTAAAGCTAGACTTAGCAGCTAACGAGCAGAACGCAGAAGACGTAACAGCAATACTTACAGCAAACGAAGCTGAACGTGGGACAATAATAGGAGATATAATAAAGAAAAGATTAACAGCAATGATAGATGCTTATGTAGCAACAGAGATACTTAACCTTCAAGCAAAAGCTCCAGGAACATTCGGAGCTTCTCTTTTAGGGATAGCACCGATACTAGGAGCAGCAGCAGCAGCAAAAGGAATACTTGCAGGGCTACAGTTTGCTCAGGGTGGTCAATTCGAGTCTAGGACTACCACATCAGGACAGACAGCACAGACAAACGAAGGACGAACCATAGAGCAAGTTAAGGTTACACCAATCGGTAGACCTGAAGTTCAATCAAATAACATGAGTGCTAACATAACAATACAATTCGGCAGCAAAGAACTAAAGACTATAGCAACTGAACTAAAGCCTTATTTAGATGCTAAAGAAAGGCGGGTTTTCTAATGACAATGTATAGACCTAGATTTTGTTATGCTAACTATATAAAAGAGGCGATGATAACAGTTTCAACTAATTCAGATACAAAGCTAAGGTTAATAGATCGTAACCCTGAACGAAGCTGGATAAGTACATCAGGGGACGAAACTGGAACGCTTACATTTACGGTAACGAAAGAGATAGATACAATATGCTTCCTTAATACTAACGCTCTATCGTTCACTATAAAATATAATGACACTACAGACTTTAACCCTGCATTAAGCCAGGCAGTTGTAGCAGGTGCGACAGTTAATGTGGTAGACGCTGACAATAACTTTCTTGTCGATGGTTCTAGCAACTACGTAGTATCAGCCGGAATAGCCACCGCAGTTTATAACGATTTCTATTTCAAGTTTGACGCAGTAACCCCAGGAACTAATGTTGTTATAACAGTATCAGCGACAACAGACAGTAACGCTTTACGAGTAGGACAAGTCTTTATAGGTAAACAGATACATGAGGTAACAGCAGGTGGTTCAATGGTTGTTATCCCTGAGACTAAACAGTTCTTGAAACCTTTAAGCGATGGCACTACTAACAAGGTTTATGTCAGAAAGGTGGTAGGGTATGACTTGACCCTTAATAACGCCACCACGCAAGAGAGAGCCAACTTAGAGATACTCTACGATATTAACAAGCGAGAGGCTATCTACTTTATAGCAAGACCTTCTATGGGTGATGACCCTTTTGATGGATTTTGTGGACATGTTGAATGGGTTAATACTTTTGATTTAGTTAATTATTTTAATGATATACAGTCTAACGGATTCACAGGAGTTATTAAACTCAGAAAGGCTTCAGGTATCAAATAATGGCTGAGACAGTTGCAGAGATAGTTAAAAGGGCTTCAATTTTTATTCCGCCCGACAACAGACGTTGTTATATTAAGCGATTAAAGGTTGACGGTACTTACGAGGCTTCATGGTTCGAGATTACCAAGTATGTAACAAAGTGGGGGACTATCTCTCAAGGGTTTCCTGATGGTATCTTTCTAGGTGAGTACAAAGATATAGATTTGAGTATGCAGTTTGAAAACTCTACTAGGGCATTTAACGATATATCAGATTACAGAAGCCTATGGTACAGATACAGAACAAGATACAAGACGTTATTCAAAATAGAAACATACGCAGTAGACGCAGATGAGAACGATGTTCTTCTAAAAGCATGGTACGGTATAGCTTTTTCTAATCCTGTTACTAATGACGAATCAGATATGTTGTTTACAGTTAGCTCTACTCTAAAAATATTAGATAATTATTCTGCTTCTGGTATAGCTTTAACTTCTGCTACTACTTCTGCCTTGGTTACGTTGCTAGTTAATAAGACCAAGAACGGATCGAGTATGTTTT